ACCCATCATTGAAGGCGGTTCAGTAACTCAATGGCTAATCCCAACGGGCGCAAAGGCGCACAATTTGAAACCGATGTTATGCGTTGGCTTCGTAGTGCTGGTGCTTTGTGTGAGCGTTTGGTGAAGGCAGGTAAAAACGATGAAGGCGATTTGGTCGCAATTGTCGGTGGCAAGCAATACATTCTTGAACTGAAGAATCGTAAAACAATAAGTTTGCCTGAATTTTGGCGTGAAGCTGAAGTTGAGGCAGAAAACTATGCAAAGGCTCGCGGTTTAGCCGAAGTGCCATTGCATTACATCATTCTCAAGCGCCGAAACGCTGGGATTGAAAAAGCCTGGGTAATCCAGGACCTTCAACAATGGCTAGGTGAAAAGCAATGAACCAATTAGAGTTCTTTGTTGATCTACCCCGCTTTGCTGAAGCCAAGTGTGCAGAAATTGAGGATAAAGATTTCTTTTTCCCCGATAACCGCACACAAGAGGCAGAAAGACTGCACCAACTTAAAGCAATATGCGCAAGTTGTATTCACAGTAAGGAGTGTTTGAAGTACGCACTAGAAAAACAGATTACCTACGGTATTTGGGGTGGCTCATCGCCAGCCGAAAGAGATGCCGTTGTTGTAAAGGATAAGAATGTCACCTTCAAAGGTATGGCATTGACCATTATCCAATTGCATAAAAAAGGGTTGTCTGTCAACGAAATTGCAGGCCAATTGAACACATCGCCAAGTTATGCAAAGCGAGTTGTGAGCAAGTGGTTGGCAACTGAACAAGGAGCAGATTCATTACACCAACAGACAAAAGACTCATCAAAAGGCTGGCATTGATCGTGGTGGTTAGCGTTAGCACTTCATTGGTGGTTCAAACAATCGCAGCACCACCTGCAGTACCACAATTGGTCATCTACAAAGAGCGACCACATTTGATGCAGGTAAATGCAAAAGAAGTAGCCCGTGAGCTACTGACAACTGAACAGTTCAAGTGCTTCTCATTCATAATGGGAAAAGAAAGCGCTTGGCAAGATAAGGACAACCCAACCAGTACCGCATCAGGTGTGGGGCAGTTGTTGGATGGTACTTATCGCAATCTTGGAATGAAGCGCAGCAAATCAACTGTTGCTCAAACGATTGCAGCACTGGCCTACATTGGCCGCAAATATGGCTCAGGTGGCCCGTGCGCTGCCAAAGCCTTTTGGTTAAAAAACTCGTACTATTGATGGGGGTCAATATGAGCGTGGAAAATGAAATAGGCGTGGTGGATTTTGATGCCAACACCGCCGCTTGGCTGGAGCAGTATAAATCTGCCGTTGCCAAGATCAAGGAACTGCAAGAGGTGGCAGATGTTGCTCGCGCACACATCGAAGCTGCACTTGGAGACAATCAAATGGGTATGTTCTTGAACCGCCCAGTTGTTAGATGGTCATTTGTTGAATCAACACGATTCGACACCAAACGCGCCAGGGAAATCTTGCCTGCGCAGGTTATTGAAGCACTTGAGGTAAAGTCATCCTCTCGCCGCTTTTCAATAGTAAATGAGGATGACTAATCCAATGGCCTTCACACCTTTGAACACACCAGCAAAAGAACTTGCACTGGAGTTGAGTAACATCATCACAGAGGCAAGCAAATGGACACCGCGAAGCCAACAGGTGTATATCGGTCCATCTGAAGTAGGGCAGGAATGTGTACGCAGACTTGCTTACAAGTTGCTGGATTGGGATAAGGCTAATGAGTCGGGTGGCGGTTCCTGGGCTGCCAATGTCGGTTCCGCCATCCACTCATTTTTGGAAAATATCTTTGCAGCATTTCCTGATCGTTATGAGGTTGAGCAGAAAGTAAAGATTCGTGCAAACCTAACAGGTACCATTGACCTTTTCGATAAAGAAAAGGGTTATGTGTTGGATTGGAAAACAACATCACCTGCAGGTGTCAAAGCCAAGCGCAGTGAAGGTGCCACCGCCCAACAGATTACTCAGGTTCAGCTTTACGGTTACGGCAAAGCACAATTAGGTGTAACTGTTAACAAAGTTGGACTGATCTACCTGCCAACTGGCGGTTCCATTGAAGATATGCACATTGAATTGTTTGATTATGATGAGCAGGCAGCACTAGCCGCCCTTGCTCGCCTTGATTCAGTCTATTCATTGCTATCTACCATTGATGTTGAAACAACGCCTGAAATGTGGGCGCTGATACCAGCAACACCAAGCCGAATGTGTATGTATTGCCCTTACTATCGGCCATTCAGCACTGATTTAGCCGTTGCCTGCAACGGAGATACGGGGGAACAAAATGACACACGATGAATTGCTGGAACTTACTAAAAGCCCAACATATATGAACAGTCGAACTTTAGAACATCCATATATTGCCATTCGTGCGGTACTGGAATTGCATAAGCCTATTGATAATGAAATTGAAGGTATTTATCAATCAACAAGTTTTGAGCAAGATATATGTGCGCAATGTGCAACAGTCTTTTATCCTTGCCCAACAATCAAAACCATTGCAGCGGAGTTATCCTAATGTGTGAGCGTGACGGTTGCGGATGCGGAATCCCAGCCAAAACAATCAATGACATTGCCAAAGAATTGGCGGAACTTAATCCGCCGACAGAGTTAGAAAACAACTAACACCCAACTCAAACCAAAAAGAAACGGGGGAAAGCCAAATGGCTTTTTCAGCACCTAGCAGTAACACAGAATCGGTAAAAGTTGCCGATTTGAACGGACACCTACTTATCCTTGAACCACTTGAATACAAAACAGGTATTTCAACAGTTCACGGTGATGCCGATGCAATTGAAGTACGCATCAACGATTTAGACACTGGCCTATCACACGAATCAGTGTTGTTCTTCAATGTAGCTTTGAAGAACGCATTGAGAAACAAGATTGGTCAAAAAGTGCTTGCAAAAATTTCACAAGGTCAAGCAAAGCCTGGAAAGTCTGCGCCGTGGATTCTTGTGGATGCAACAGGCGATGCCGATGCAGTGGCAAAGGCCAACGCATTTATTTCGGGCGTGTCACTTACTGCAAATGCAGGCGGTGCCACACTTTCAACAACAACTGCACCTGCCAATATCAATGACCCTGCAGTGCAGGCGTTGTTGGCACAATTGGGAGCAAAACAAACTAACTAAAACTCTTGGGGGCTAGTCCTTTCCACCCAAGAACGGCGTTGTGATGGTTCACCCACGGGGCAACTGGCAACAGTTGGGGCAGGTTCGATTCCTGCAACGCCACGCAAGACATTACCGAACGGGGGAAAATAATGGAAAAGACAATAGAAATACAGTTGCAAGAATTGCGTGAGCAGATTGCAAACGAGATTGAAGATAGGTTTTGGGAGATAAGCGCCGACTCGCCTGTTGATGTTGCACAAAAGATAATTAAGGAATGTGTCAAGATTGCGAGAGGCAAATGAGGCTCCTTGACCTTTACTCTAAAGCGGGGGGGGCAGCAATGGGTTATCACCGCGCAGGGTTTGAGGTTGTTGGCGTGGACATCAAAAAGCAAAAGCGATTTCCATTTACATTCATTCAGGCAGATGCGCTGGAAGTTTTAGAGGATAAAGCATTTCTTGATTCTTTTGATGTAATACACGCATCACCACCTTGCCAAACTCATAGTGCAACCAAGCACTTGCGCAATGCACAAGGAAAGACCACAACAAAGATTGATTTAATTCCTCAAACTAGAGCTGCACTTATTGCAAGCGGCAAGCCTTATGTTATTGAGAATGTTCCGGGTGCGCCCTTAATCAATCCCATCCAAATGTGTGGTTCATCCTTTGGGCTTACTGCCCGCCGCCATAGGTTGTTTGAATCTAATTATGAACTGACGGGCTCAATTTGTGATCACAAAACACAAGGAAAGCCTGTTGGGATTTATGGTTCAATGCGCGATGAAATACCCGGTGGCGGTCACACCGCAAAGACAATTGAACAAGCACGAGATGCAATGGGAATTGATTGGATGATTTGGGGCGAGTTGGTAGAGGCAATACCACCGGCTTATACATTTGAAATTGGCAAACAACTAATGGGGGCAATTAATGAGACTAATTAACGCAGATTGCATTGAGGCAATGAAGGCAATGCCTGATAACTTGGTGGATTCCATTGTCACCGACCCGCCGTATGAGCTTGGCTTTATGGGCAAATCGTGGGATGCAAGTGGTATTGCATTTAATGTTGATGTATGGCGTGAGGCGTTGCGAGTAATTAAGCCCGGCGGTCACTTGATTGCTTTCAGCGGTTCTCGCACCTATCACCGAATGGCAGTTGCCATTGAGGATGCAGGGTTTGAAATCCGCGATCAGATTATGTGGGTTTATGGGTCAGGGTTTCCTAAGTCGCATAACATTTCAAAAAATTTGGATAAAGCCAAAAACATTGAAGTTTGGGAAAATAACGCTTACGGCGGTGGCAATTCAAAATGCGATAAATGCGGAAAATGGTTGATTTCAGGAAGCCCCTGCCAATGCCCAAAGCCAATTATTGAATTTAAGACGGAAGCCGCGAAGCAATGGAACGGCTGGGGCACCGCACTGAAACCAGCACACGAGCCAATGGTGCTTGCTCGCAAGCCGTTGATTGGCACCGTTGCCAACAATGTGCTGACTTACGGCGTTGGCGGATTGAACATTGACGGGTCAAGGGTTGGGACAACAGTTGAAACTTGGCCAAAATCAAGATCATTTCCTTATGGCCAAGAACGAACTTATGGCAGCAAAGATGCTGCAACCGAATTGACTCAAGATGCACCCGCAGGTCGCTTCCCCGCCAACTTCATTCACGATGGCAGTGATGAGGTTGTGGCGTTGTTTCCTGATACAAAATCGGGTGGTAAACAAACAAGTGATTTTGCAAACGAAGATGGATTGTTTGGATTCGGAGGTCAGCCTCAAAATACAACCCAACCATCATCAGGCAGCGCCGCTCGATTCTTTTACTGCGCAAAGGCAAGCAAGCGTGACCGCAATGAGGGGCTTGATGGGTTTGAAACAGTTGTTGCTGGCGGTATGCAGGGCAGACAAGATGGCTCAATGGGTTCAATCACAATGAACAAAAATCATCACCCAACTGTAAAACCAACAACGCTGATGCAATACTTGGTTCGCCTAGTGACACCGCCAAACGGTGTTGTGCTTGACCCGTTTATGGGTTCAGGTTCAACTGGCAAGGCGTGTGCCTATGAAGGCTTTGATTTCATTGGCATAGATCAATCGGCAGAGTATGTGGAGATCGCGAAGGCTCGCATTGACTTTGCCCTGGCAGATAAAGCAACAGAGTTGCCGTTATGAATAAAAACGATGAAATAATTTCACACTTAGCAAAAGAGCTGTGGGCATCATTTGAATACGGCTTGCCGGTATCACCTAGTTCAATGGCAAATTACATAGTACGACAAATTGAAATTGCAGGCTTTGAGATTGTGAAGGTGGGAACCAATGAGTGAACTGTTACCAATCGCCTTGCGATTTTTAGCACAAAAAATTTCAGTAGTTCCAGTTGCCAATGACGGTTCTAAGCGGCCTGCATTTGCTTGGCAGAGATTTCAACAAGAGTTGCCCATTGCAGATGAATTGCTGATGTGGTTTAAAGATGATGTCAATGGCATTGGTGTTATCACTGGCAAGGTATCAGGCAACCTAGAGATGCTAGAACTCGAAGGTCGGGCCGTAGCTCAAAAGATGCACCTTGATATTGCAGAGATTGCAAACAATTCAGGGCTTGGCGATTTATGGAACGCACTCAACGCTGGTTATGTCGAGATCACACCTTCAGGTGGGCTTCATTGGCTTTACCGCGTATCCAATGGTGAGTTACCAGGCAACACGAAGTTGGCACGAAAGCCTGGCGAAAATGGCGGGGTTGATGTGTGGGCAGAGACTCGATCTGAAGGCGGATTTACTATCACTGCACCTTCAGGTGGCACTACCCACCCAAGCGGGGGCAATTGGACACTGATAGGTGGCTCCATTGAAACAATTCCGACAATTACAATGGAACAACGAGCAGCACTGCACAACATCTTTGCAATGTTTGACGAGATGCCGAAAGCTGAAAGTATCCAACAAGAAGTTGCCACTAAGCACGATGGCTTACTGACACCAGGGGATGATTTTGGTTCACAACATACTTGGGAAGAACTGTTGCAACCTTTGGGCTGGACCGTTGTTTATCGCAAGGGTGAGGCAACTGTTTGGCGCAGACCAGGTAAGAATGAAGGCATCAGTGCTACCACCAACTTCAATGGCAACGATAAGTTTTATGTGTTTTCAACATCAACTCAGTTTGATGCTGAAACTTCATATTCTAAGTTTGCCTTTTACGCCACTCTCAAACACGGTGGAGATTTCAAGGCGGCAGCAACCGACCTACGAAATCAAGGCTACGGGGCGCAGGGGCTTAATTCTTTTGATTTAAGCAATTCACTGATGCCTGCAAACACACTACAAACCCCACCACAAGCCACACAAGGCGATTTGAGCGATGATGAATCAAGTTGGAAGCCAATTGCACTTAAAGATTACTTTGACGGCTTATTCGCAGCACCCATTGCAACGATTCTAAAACGCTCAGATGGTCACGGCTTGATTTACACGGGTCGCGTTCATTCCATTTATGGTGAGTCAGAATCGGGTAAATCGTGGGTAGCACAAATTGCCACGGCTGAATGTCTTAAAGCTGACAAAAAGGTGATCTACATTGACTTTGAATCAGATGCCATTGACATTGTGAACCGATTGAAAGCATTGGGTGTCAGCCGTGCCAACCTTTTGCAATACTTCACCTACATTCGACCTGACGGCCCACGCGATAGCGATGACCCGTATTGGAAGGCGATACTTGAGCCTGATTCTGCCGAATTGGTCATTATTGATGGTGTCACCGAATCCCTGACAATGTGGGGTGGTGAGACTAAAGATAACGATGCCATCACCCGCTGGATGCGCATATTTCCAAGAACAGTAGCAACTGCCAGTGGCGCTGCCGTTGTGCTTATTGACCACATCACCAAAAATGCAGAAACACGGGGGCGGTTTGCCATTGGCGGCCAAGCCAAACTTGCCACCATTGATGGCGCTGCCTATCTCGTTGAACCGCTAGAGGCACTTGCACCTGGTCGAACTGGAACGCTGACAATGAGAGTGACCAAAGATCGCCCTGGGTTCATCCGCAAGATTGCAGGTATGTGGAGAAAGTCAGACCGCACCCAAGAAGCTGCAATTTTCACCATTGATTCAACCAAAGCGCAGATGCAATACATTATCAGCGTGCCATTGATTGAAGATGAAATGGAAGCCAACAAAGAGTTCAAGAAGCAAAAAGAGGTTGCCGAGTTTATCCACAACCACCCAGGCGCTTCACGGCGATTGGTGGCAGATGGCGTGACTGGTTCAAAAGAGGCCATTGGTGAAAGGTTGGCTGATCTTGTTGCTGGCGGTTGGATTGAAAACCGTGGCAATGACAGGTCATTTATTCTATATATCACCGACAATGGCAAGAGCCATTTCAACCTTTTGGATGCCGAAATTACCCAATTGAAGGTGAACTAAGGTGTACCGTACTGTACCTTTTGTGTACCTTTTTATTTTAGGTACACAGGCAGTTATGAGCGTGATCGGTGTGCGTACCGTTCCGCTTTATTGTATAAAGCGGAATAGGTACACCATCACACTCGGTACAGGTACGCCTAATGAGTGACTTAGATTTCAAACCTATCAACTGCCACAAATGTGGCAACCTAGTGTGGGCAGGGGTGTCAGCCACCAGCCGTTGCGACATCAAACTTGATACAGACCGACTCAACATTGTGCAAGAGATTGAAAAGTTATCCACAGGCATTGCAACTTATGAAATCCACCGCACCAGCCAATCCTTTGAAGCTACACGCCGTACCCCAGTCAGAATGGGTGCCAAAGAGCCAATTGTGCTTGCCACCCACACCTGCAGATCAATGACTATTTTTGTGCAAGAGCCACCGCAATACTTCCAGCGACCACAAACTGCAACTACAACAAGTGAGGTGCCATTTTGAACTGCAACATCTGCCAACGCCCGACAGAGATAACAACCTGCCGCCGATGCCATAGTTCAATCACCAGTTGGCTTGGCGCTATTCCCAGTTTGCAGGTAATGGCAGGTGACTACATAACACCAGGGCGATCAGGCTCAGGCACCGTCAGCGCCGAACGCTCCATCGGTGTCAATGTCAATGCGCTCGATTATTCAATGGCAATTGAGTTGCTAGGCATCTTGCATAGTTGGGAGTCAGAGATTCGCAGCGCACGGCAGTTGACACCGCCTGCGCTACTGAAGAAGGAACCAACAACCGATATGGAAGTGCAGGTTGCTTGCGACTTTCAACTTGCCCACCTTGAATGGACACTTAATCAGGAATGGGCAGCAGATTTCTACAATGAGATCAAAGAGCAACACGCAAAGGGAATGGCTGCTGCAAAGCAATTTGTTGAGCAACCCCGCAGGATTCCTTGCCCAACCGATGAGTGTGGCAGGTATGTAGTTATTGATGCCGAAAACCTTATGGCAGATGTGAGTTGCTTTGGGTGCAAACAATCCTGGACAGTATTGCGATTGGTGGCACTGGCAATGAGCAACCCCAACCGTAAGTTCTTTTTAGATGTTGAGGCCATAGCTTTGTGGTTGGGCATCAGCCAACGGCAGGTGCATAAAATCATCAAGGCCAATGGCATTGCCAAGAATGGCAAGATGTATGACTTGGCAGCAGTCATTGCCAACAGATAAAACTTGACAGAAAAGTTCTAATTCCTTTGCTACACTTTCGTTAACAGGTATTGCCATCCACTTAATCAGCCCAGCCAATAGGTTTGGGCTTTATTCATTTATGGGATAGGTATGGATACCGAGACAATACAAGAGATAGATGAGGCGTTATCACACGCCGTAGATACTCGCTCCAAAACAATTGATTCAAAGAAACACATCGTTGATAGATTCATTGACGATTTACTTGATAGCCGATTGGAGCTAACCAAATGCTAAGCATTGCGGTAACAGTCGGTGATGTGTCAACAGACATTGTGACAGATCAGCCAATGTCATTTGAAGGAATCGAAACATTATTGTTAAGAGCGACTAACTCAACTCTTGATGCTTACAACCGATATGTGGTTGTCAATGAGGATTTGGAATCTTTAACAGAGGATGATGAGTAACACACAGTTTTGTAAGAAATGCAACACAGATAAACCTTTAACAAAGTTTCATCACGATAAGCGAACACCTAACAAAAGAAGAACTACTTGCAATGATTGCAGAAACTTACACAAAAGAGTTACCAACATTTCATCAGGTCATAGAAAAGATTTGCTTGAGGAACAGAATAACTCTTGCGCTATTTGTGGAATCAACCAAAGCGATACAACAAAGAAGTTAAGCGTTGACCATAACCACGAAACCAATCAGGTGCGTGGATTGTTGTGCAATGGTTGCAACTTAGGATTAGGACAGTTCAAAGATTCTGTTGTGTTCTTATCGTATGCAATTGAATACTTGGAGCGCCACGATGGTATTGCCTAGACCGTGTGCTGGTTGTGGTCGAGTAGTGCGGGCAAGTAGATGTTTAGAATGTCAGCGCATCAAAGATAGAGCGCGACCAACACGCAGCCAACGCGGTTACGATTATCAATGGAACAAGCTAAGCCGACAGTTAAGAGAGCAGCAACCTTATTGTTCAATTGCTGGGTGTAAGAATAAAGATTTAACTGTTGATCACATTATTCCGCTGAGTGAAGCGCCGTGGTTGAAGTTGGAAATAACTAACCTGCGCATCTTGTGCCGATCACACAATTCACAAAAAGGCAATAGATAGCCCCCCGTGGCACTACTGGGTACGGGTATAAAGTTGCGCAAGCGTGCGGGGTATAAACCCCGATGCCCTGCAAACGCAGAGTTCCGCAAAATGGGATTTGGGGGGTTTGCCTGAAATGTCCGAATTAGAACTGTTGCAGTTTTTGCAAACTAACTACCTGCGCGATTTGAAAAAAAGCCAAAACCAGTTCAGCACGCACGATTGCGTAAGCGATGAATCGCGGCTGGTGATTGAACTTAAATGCAGGCGCACGCACTATGACGAAATGACAATTGAAAAGAAAAAGTTTGATGCGCTGATCGCTAAAGCTGAACATCTGTTTTACAACGCCGTGTATATCAACTCAACACCGCTTGGAATTTATGCCTGGAACTTATCGTTGCAGGAAATTGATTGGCACACACATTGGATGCCAGCATCAACTGATTTTGGCAAGAGCGAACAGGTTGAAAAGGTTGTTGGCTTTCTCCCAATCAGCAAGGCAATCAAACTAACGGGGGCGTTAGATTACTGAAGCGAATGGATGAAACAATGGCAGGCAGACCAGCAAAGCCGACTGAACAAAAGCGAAAGACAGGCAACCCAGGCAAACGCCCGTTGCCTGATCTAAAAAATGTTATTTCCTTGCCGCCAATCAAAGGCGATGCACCGCTTCATTTAAGCGATGCTGGCCAAAAGATGTGGGCAGATGTGCGAGCAATGGCACCGTGGATTGCTAACACCGATGGCAAATTGCTCATTGAACTTTGTGAAAAGATGGACAAGAAGTACGAGCTAAAAGAAAAGTTAGCCGCTACCGATTATGTGCTTTTTACCGATAAGGGCTATGCCTATGCCAACCCTTTGTTTGGAATGTTGAACACTGTTGAAAACGACATTGTTAAATTGCTTTCATTGCTTGGCTTAACGCCAGTTGATCGCAGTAAGTTGGGGGTTGCTGAAGTAACGACTAAGGGCAAATTGGCTCAGTTGTTAGAGCAGCAAAAAAAGAATGGCTGATGTTCCTGGTTGGCCACCGCGTTGGCTTACTGAAGTTCCGATTGAAGATCAGGAACGCGGCGATGGCGAGTTATATGCAAACTTTGCTGAAGCCGTTTGCCGAGTCACAAAAGATTCTGTAGCCTCACCTGCAGGCAAGTTGCTTGAACTGCGTGGATGGCAGAAAGAGTTACTCAAACACATTCTTGCCCGCCGTGAAGATGGCCGTTTCAGACACCGCACCGCGCTGGTTGGAATGGCTCGCAAAAATGGCAAGTCAGCATTGGCGGCTTCAATGGGGCTTGCTGGTTTAACACTTGGCGGCAACGGTTCAGAAATTTATTCTTGTGCAGCAGACCGCGACCAAGCACGCATTGTGTTTGGAACTGCAAAGCGAATGATTGAGCTAGATGAAGAACTATCTTCAATGTTCACTCTTTACCGCGATGCGATTGAGTTCAAAGATAAAGGCAGCGTGTACCGCGTACTTTCTGCCGAAGCGTATTCAAAAGAAGGTTTGAACCCTTCCCCGCTAGTTATCTTTGATGAAGTCCACGCCCAACCTAGTTGGGAATTGTGGAATGTGCTTTCGCTTGCCGGTGGTGCGCGTGCCGATTCACTTCTCCTGGGCATCACAACTGCAGGTGTTAAGACACAAAGTAACGGCCAAGATTCTCTTTGCTACTCGCTTTACCAGTACGGCCAACAAGTTGTTAAAGGTGAAAAGAAAGACCCATCATTTTTCTTTTCGTGGTGGGAACCAACTCAACCTGAAGCCGATCATCGAAATGAAGAACTTTGGATTGAAGCCAACCCTGGGTTTTCAGATATTGTTGACAAAGAAGAAATGCAGAGTGCTGTATTACGCACACCTGAAGCTGAATTTCGTACCAAGCGCCTGAATTGTTTTGTAAATACTTCAGTTGCTTGGTTGCCAACAGGTGCTTGGGAAGCACTTGCAGATAAAGACAGATTTCCTGAACCTGGCGAAGATGTAATCCTTGCCTTTGATGGTGCGTTTTCAAATGACTCAACCGCCCTTGTAGCTTGGCTATTAGGTGGCGAGAAGCCACACTTAATGGTTGTTGGCTTATGGGAGCGCCCCGATGATGCTGAACAGGGCTGGCATATTCCAGTTGCTGAAGTTGAGCAAACAATTGTTGACACATACCGCGATGATCGCTTCAATGTTAAAGAAATTGTTTTTGACCCTGCTAGGTGGCAGCGAACATTTATGGTTTTGGATGAAGAAGGTTTGCCAGTTGTCTCTTATCCAAACAGTGCGCAGAATATGGTGCCAGCAACACAAAAGTTTTATGAAGCCGTGGTGAATCAATCATTTACCCACGATGGAGATGAAAGACTTGCTCGCCATATTGCCAACTGCGTAACGAAACAATCAAGCCGTGGTGTTATGGTTGCCAAAGCAAGTAGCAGGCGCAAGGTAGATGCAGCGGTTGCATCAATCTTTGGTTATGACAGAGCAACACAACCGGCTGAACCGCAAGCCCCAGTTGCTAGATTCTTTTCAATTCAGGTATAAGGAGCAAGATGAAAAAGATTGATCTTTCAGTTGCAGTTGAAGTTATAGGCGCAACCCTTACAGCAACTGGCCTTGCAATGATTTCAATACCTCTTGCCCTAATTATTTCAGGTGTATTTCTCGTATGGATTACAGAAAAGGCTAACTAATGAGTTTATCAAAGCGTTTGCGCACTTCATCAGAAAAGCGTGCCAATAACCAATTCATTGAACCATTGGTTCCAGGCCGCCCAGCATTTAATCAGCTCGCTGGTGTCAATGTTGATTCTGAATCTGCAATTCGTATGTCAACAGTTTATTCTTGTGTGCGCCTTTTGGCAGATACAGTTTCATCTTTGCCAGTTGGTGCTTATGTGCGCCGTGGTCGCAATCGCCTACCTTATTCAACGGTTTATGGAAGCCAACCAAATTGGATTGCTAAGCCAAATCCTGAAACAACGCGCCTTGAGTTTTATGAGCAGATTGTTACCTCATTCAAACTTGAGGGCAATGCTTTTATTCTTACTGTTCGTGATGATATGGATGAAGTTCAAGAACTGTATTGCATTGATCCGCGTAATGTCCGCATTGAACGCCTTGCACCTGGCGAAGCATTGATTTATTATGTAAAAATTAAAGACTCACAAGGTGTATTTGAACAGCGTTTAAGTTCACGCGAAATTTTGCATATTCCTGATTTCCGTTTGCCAGGTCAAATGTATGGCCTTAGCCCAATTGCTGCCTGCCGCACAACACTTGGTTCAGCAATGGCAGCAGATACTTATGCAGCTTCATATTTTGGAAATGCAGCAAACCCTGGCGGCATCATTGAAGTTCAAGGTGAACTAACCGAAGAACAAGCACAAGATATTTCACGCGATTGGAACCTTACTCACACTGGCCCATACCGTGCAGGCAAGATTGGCATCCTTTCAGGTGGTGCAACATTTAGACCGCTTACAATTAACGCACAAGATGCGCAATTGTTGGATACGCGCCGCTTTAGTGTGGAAGAAATTGCTCGCATTTTCCGCGTTCCATTGTCATTACTTGGCCATCCAGTAGCCGGTGCAATGTCATTTGCATCAGTTGAAGCGCAAAATCTTTCATTTGTTCAGCACTCATTGCGCCCTATTTTAGAGCGAATTGAACAATCTCTTTCAACATTACTACCTGAACCTGATGGTTTTATTCGTTTTAATTTAGATGCACTACTTCGTGGCACAACAAATGAGCGCTATGATGCTTACACAAAGGGATTGCGTGAAGGTTTCTTATCACTCAATGATGTTCACGCATACGAAGATATGGCACCAATTACAGATGGCGATCAATACCGTGTGCCATTACAAAATATTGATGCTTCAGATGCTAAAGATGTTGGCCTGAAGCTACGCACCGAGATTGCTGCCGCATTGATTCAAGTTGGCTTTGACCCAGCAGCAGTAACAATGGCAGTTGGTTTGCCTGATATGAAGCACACAGGCGTTCCATCTAGCCAATTGCAGCAAGTATCAACAATTGATCCAGCGGCACCTGCAACAGTTTATGAGGTTCAGTAATGCCTTATTACATCAGCGACAAACAAGCTGATTGTTCAGGATGGGCAACGGTTAAAGAAGAATCAGATGGTTCTTATACAACAATTGGATGCCACAAAACAAAGCAAGATGCAGTAGATCAAATGGTTGCAGTTTCAATTGCTGAAGGTATGGACCCAATGGGTGAGGTTCGCGCAGTTGATTTAAGCGTACCTTCATTTATTCGTGAAAATGCCAAGCGTGGTTTGAAATATCTTGATGAAGGTTTTGGCGGCGATGGATTAACCGATGGCACAAAGCGTGAAGCACGCGAGATGGCAGCAGGGCGAATTACAGAAAACAAAGTTCGCAAGATGGCACCGTGGTTTGCCCGTCATAAAGTTGATGGTCAGGCTCCACAAAATAAAGATACTTCAAACTCTCAGTATCCTGGTGCTGGATTGGTCGCTTGGCTGCTATGGGGTGGTGATTCTGATTTTAGCGACAGAGCGCAAAATTGGGCGCAACGCAAAATTGATGCACTTGATGCAGAAATGAATCAACGCAATAGTTCATCTGACACAGTAATTATTGTTGATGTTGATGGCACTGTTCTCAATGGCAGCGAAGGCATACAAAAGAACATTGATTATGTCAATGAATTAGGCAAAGATTATTACATTCATATTGTCACAGGTCGTATGGCAGATGAGCGTGATAAAACAGCATCAGATTTGCGTGCTGCAGGAGTTCAATACAACGCACTGACTTTGAACAATACAGATATGGCAAGCCCTGAATACAAAAAGGCAACCGCCGAAAAGATTATGGAAACAAAAACCATAAAACTTGCAATTGATAACGGGGATAGCGCAAGGGCTGCATATCAGTCACTTGGCATTGAAACAATGAATCCATCCAGTATTACTGGTGCGAACTCAAGGAGCAAAATGAAAAAGATTGAACGCCGCACATTTACCGTTCAAGATGTTGAAGCACGCCAGGCAGAAGATGGAACAATGCGCTTGCGCGGCTATGCAGCCGTGTTTAATGATGCCAGTGTTCCTTTGCCATTTAAGGAAACTATTGCCCCAGGCGCTTTCCGCAAGACATTGAGCGAAACACCCGATGTTCGTTTGCTAGTCAACCACGATGGTTTGCCACTAGCTCGTACAAAAAATGGCACATTGACTTTGACTGAAGATAATCGTGGCTTACTTATTGATGCAGAAATTGCAAATACTACCGAAGGCCGTGACCTTTATACATTGGTTCAGCGTGGAGATGTTGATCAAATGAGTTTTGCATTTCGCGTTATTCGTCAAAAATGGAATGAAGATCGTTCAGTTCGTACCTTAACAGAGGTTTCTTTAGCAGATGGAGATGTTTCAGTGGTTACTTATCCTGCCTACCCAACAACAACAGTTGAAGCACGCGAAGCATTACGCAACGCAATTGATGCACTCAAAGAAGGTCGCGCATTAGATGGCGAATCAACTCTTGTTATTAACGCAATTCTTGAAAAGGTATCTGATTCCTACGATAGCCTTGAAGAAGGCAAAACAATGCTTGAAGTTTTGCTTGGACTTAACACGCTTACACCAACTGTTGAAGTTGAAGCACCTGAAGTTGAATTAATGCCAACTGATATGCCAGCAACTGCAGGTCGCTCAATTTCATTGCGCCTTGCTCAAGCAATCGTTAACAACACAAAATAAATTTCTGTCAGCAATCTGACAGAGCGAAGTCGGAGCGACATTCACACCCTAAAAGCGCCGTGAACAGAATCGCCACCACCTCAAAAAACACATTCACACTAACTCACTTGGAGAAAACTTATGTCATATTTTGACAATGTAGTTGAGCGCCGTGATGCAGTAAAGGCAGAAATGGATGCAATTCTTGAGGCAGTAGCCGCAGAGTCACGCACCGACCTTACAGCAGAAGAAACAACAAAGGTTGATGCCCTTGTTGAGGAATCACGCTCACTAGATGAAAAGATCGAAAAGCTAACTGCACAGGCAGCAGCAGATGCAAAGGCATCTGAGGCACGCGCAGCAGTAGCAGCAGTTGTAACACCTGTTGGTGGAACAACAATTACACGCGAAGCACGCACATACACACCTGAAGCTGAAGTTTCATTTGTGAAGGATGCGTTCAATGCACAATTCAAGGGTGACTATGCAGCTTCAGAGCGCCTAGCACGCCACACAAAGGAAGAAGCAATTGAGCGCCGCGCAGTTGATACATCAAACTTTGCTGGCCTTGTTGTTCCACAGTATTTGGTTGACCTAGCAGCACCTTTTGCTCGCGCAGGCCGTCCAACTGCAGATTTTGCAACATCAAAGCACGCACTACCAGCATCAGGAATGACACTAAACATTTCTCGTATGACTACTGGAACATCAACAGCGGTACAAGAAACTCAGAACACTGCAGTTTCAAATACTGATTCAGATGACACACTGCTAACAATTGATGTGCGTACAATTGCAGGTCAGCAAGACCTATCACGCCAGGCAATCGAGCGCGGAACAGGCATTGACACATTTGTTGTTGCTGATCTAATCCGCGCTTGGCACACAAATGTTGACTCACAGGTTCTCAACGGAACAGGCTCAAATGGACAAATGAAGGGAATCCGTAACGCTGGTGGAAATGCAATCACTTACACAGCAACATCACCAACAGTTGCACTTCTTTACTCAAAGTTGGCAGATGCTTACCAGCAAGTTGAAAGCAATGTTTTCATTGCTCCAACACACTGGATTATGCACCCACGCCGCCTAGCTTACATATTGGCTGCATCAGATTCGACAGGCCGCCCATTGGCATTGCCTTCAAATCACGCACCAATGAACACAGTTGCAACAGGCGCTGGACTTCCAGGATACGGTAACTCAGGTTACACAATTCTTGGCCTTCCAGTTATTACTGATGCAAGCGTTGGTACTACATACGGCGCATCAACAAATCAGGATGAAATCTACTGCGTTGCAGCACCTGAAATGCACCTATGGGAGCAGGCTGGTTCACCATTCTCACTCTCATTTGATGCAACAACTGCAGGTTCATTAACAATCAAGACTGTTGTTTATGGCTTCGGTGCATTTACTGCAGAGCGTTATCCAAAGGCCGCTTCAATTATCAGCGGTACTGGTTTAGTAGCTCCAACTTTCTAATCGAAAGTTAAAATTGTAAGAGGCGGGTTAATTTCCCCCGATTAGCCCGCCTCTTACTTCTTAAATGATTCGGGGGAATCTATGAAGTCAGCACATAAAGTTTCAATTGGTTCTTGTGACCCAGGAACCGTTAATGGCGGTTTTGCTTATAGCCTGATTCAACTGACACAGGCACGATCATCACAACTTGGGCCATTCATACGAATTAAGGGTTCAGGATTACTTTCAAAACAACGCAATCGCTTGGTGAAAGAATTTCTTAACACCAAATCTGAATGGCTTTTAATGATTGATTCAGATGAACAGTTACCAATAGCATCATTTGATAAGTTAATTGAGGCAGCACACGATAAAGAACGCCCAGTTATTGCAGGATTGGTTTTTGCTAGTTTTGATACTGGCCAACCTTATCCAAAGCCGGTGCCAACAATTTTTCAAGATGCTCCTGAAGGTTTCTTGCCGTTAAACAATTACGATAAAGATTCATTGTTTGAAGTAGATGCAGCAGGAACAGGTTGCTTGCTTATTCACCGCAGTGTTCTTGAAGCAATGAGAGCAGATGCAGACCCACACCAGGGGCAGGATTGGTGTTGGTTTTGGGATGGCCCGATTGATGGAATTTGGATTGGCGAAGATTTACAGTTTTGCCGGCGTATTCGCTCACTTGGATTCCCAATTTATGCCCACACTGGCGCAATTCTGCCTCACTCAAAGAGCTATTGGTTAGATGATCGGCAGCACGATATATGGAACGCATAAAAAGAATTTTAAGAATTAAGGTAAAATCAAAGGAAACCGCTACCGCCGTTCCACAACTGGAACGCGCAATGCTTCCCAAAGTAGAAACGAGAACAACGCGTGGCGATCACTAACGGCTATTGCACACTCAATGATGTGAAATCAGCACTCAATATTGAAGATTCACTTGATAATGCAGCCATTGAAATTGCTATTGCTGCTGCAAGCCGAATGATTGATGATTATTGTGGTCGTATCTTTTACAAAGATGGTTCAGTGGGAACACCAGCAACTCGTTATTACACTCCACAAAACGAATGGTCACTTTCGGTAGATGATTTTGTGAGCATTAGCGAAATCGCAACAGATGATAATTTTGACCAAACATATTCAACTGTTTGGACTGCAACAGATGCGATGTATGAGCCAGTTAACAATCCTTCACGGGGTTGGCCATTGAATCGAATTTTGGCGGTTGGTTCTTATATTTTCCCATTTACCCTGCCACAATCAGTACGAGTCAAGGGCATTTTTGGTTGGTCAGCCGTTCCAGTTGAGGTTAATGCAGCAGCTCAAATTCAGGCTTCCCGCCTATTCCTACGCCGTCAATCACCATTTGGCATTGCCGGTTCAACCGATATTGGAACAGTCCGATTGGCTGCCAAATTAGATGCCGATGTAGAGGCACTGCTGCGCCCTATGCGCAAGAATAACGGCTTGGCCGTCTAATGTTACCTAGCGAAGTCAGAGATGGCTTAAAAGCCAACCTACAGGCGATTAAGGGTATGCGCGTTTATGACCTTATCCCATCACCTGCCGTGGCACCTGCTGCAGTAGTTGGTCAGTTGGATTTTACCTTTGATCTGAACAATGCCCGTGGTTTAGACCAGGCAAATTTGGATGTTGTTGTTTTGGTTCAACGCTTTTCAGATAGAACTGGCCAAAACGAACTTGATAAGTATCTTGCCGGAGCCGGCGATTACTCCATCAAGGCAGCAATTGAATCAGACAGAACTCTTGGTGGCGCTTGCGACACCTTGCGCGTTACATCAGCCGAAGCTGGAACTTATGTATCAGGTGATATTGAGTTCCTTTCATACCGTTACCGCCTAACCGTTTGGGGATAAGGAGAAAAATGAGCTACACAGTTACCTCAGATAATTTTGAGGCGAAGAAAAAGGGTGAGGCAATCACCGAAAAAGAATTGCTTGAACTTGGGTTAAATGCCGATGCACTTGTTGCTGGCGATCATCTCAAGAGCAATGTACCAACTAAACCAGCAACAGTAGAGGAAGCAAAATAAATGGCCCGTATCGTATTAACAGATGCCAAAATCACAGTTAATGGTGTCAATCTAAGCAGTTACTGCACAAGCGTTACACTTAACACAAGCGCAGATGTTGTTGAAACTACAGGTTTTTCATCAACTGCTGCAAAGACTCGCGTTGCTGGATTGCAGGATAATTCAGTAACACTTGAATTTGCTCAGGATTATGGAACTTCACTTGTTGAAGCAACAATTTATCCTTTACTTGGATCAACAACAACAATTCTTGTATCACCTACTTCAACAACAAGTGCTACATCACCTTCATACAGCTTCACTGCATTGGTTTCTGAATGGCAACCACTATCAGGCGGCGTTGGAGAGTTAGCAACCGCATCTGTCACCTGGCCAATCTCAGGTGCTATCACAAAGGCAACTTCATAATATGGCACGCATCGTATTAACAAACGCATCAGTTGTATTTGGTACAACAGACCTTTCAGCATATTGCACAAGCATTGCGCTTAATACTTCATACGATATCGTTGAAACAACAGGTTTTGGCGATACCGCAAAGAAGCGCATTGCAGGCTTGCAGGATAATTCAGTTTCCTTTGAATGGAACCAGGATTATGCAACAAGCGCACTTGAGGCAACAATTTACCCATTATTGGGAACTGCAGTAACAGTAGTTGTGAAGCCTGTTGCAACAACAGTTGGACCTACAAATCCAAGTTACACATTCTCAGCGCTCATCTCAGAGTGGCAACCACTTTCAGGTGGCGTGGGTGAACTTGCAACAGTAAGTACAACTTTTCCAATTTCGGGTACAATCACAAAAGCAACTGCATAACTAACTTAGGGGGAACAAATGGATGGATTATCAGTAAAGGTCAAAACCAAAGACGGATTTGAAGGCACTTATTCATTAACGCCAAGAATCATCGTTGCTTTTGAGCAGAAGTACGGCAAGGGTTTTGCAAAGCTACTTGGCGAAGAACAGAAACTAGAGCATATCTATTTTCTAGGCCACGAAATTCTTAAAGCCAATGGCAAAGTAGTAAAACCTTTTGGCCCAGACTTCTTAGATGATTTGATTTCAGTCGAACTGGTGGCAAACGATTCTTTCGAATCCACCGAGATAGCCTAACTTATTCTTTGGCGGCTATTTCGGTGGAAACGGGAATTTCACCCATTGATTTGATGGATGCCCCTGATGGCATCTTGGAAGCAATGATTATATTCCTGAAAGAACGAAACAAAGCGCGGAGTAAATAAATGGCTCAAGAAGTTATCGTTCTCAGCGGCATCAAAGAAACTCTTGATGCCTTAAAAGAATTTGATAAAGATGTTGTCAAGCGCTTTAACAAAGTGATCAATACCGAACTTGCTGGCGCAGAGCGTGATGCAAAAGGATTGATTGATGAAGACCCACCGATGAGTGGCTGGCGTAAGGCAGATGCTGCCAAAGGCCGCACTCGCGGTGGTGAAGGCTGGCCTGGATGGAACGCTAGCGAGATTAAAAGCAAGATCACCAAGACAAAAGCGCAAGGCAAGGTTCGCAAGGGTGATTACACAACCAGTGCGGGTGCTTTGCTCAATAAGTCTGCAGCAGGTTCAATCTTTGAAGTTGCAGGCCGAAAAACTAAGCCAGGTTCAGGTGGCGGTTCAAGCGCACAATTCCTGCGCACCATCAGCAATAGATTCGGTGCTGCATCTCGCGTTGTTTGGCGTGTAGTTGATAAAGACAAAGACAGAATCCAAGCAAATGTTGCAAAGGCACTAGATGATGCCAAAAAAGAATTACAGACACACTTAAATAAGGAGCGTGCATAACAAATGGCTATTGGTTCAATTGTTGCTCGCATTCTCACCCAGTATTCTGACAAAGGCTCAAAGGCTGCAGCAAAAGATATAAACAAATTAGGCAAGAACTTTGATGGTTTTGCTAAAAAAGCAACAAAGGCATTTGGTTTAGCGGCGGCAGCATCAGCGGCCTTTGCAATCAAAATGGGCGTTGATGCAGTTAAAGCTGCAATGGAAGATCAAAAGGCTCAAACAATCCTTGCCAACTCACTGCGCAATACAGTCGGTGCCAGTGATGAGGCCATTGCAGGTGTTGAAGAATACATTTCAAAGCAACAGTTACTTGTCAATGTTGCAGATAGCGCCCTGCGCCCATCGTTGTCAGCCCTATTGGTTGCAACAAAAGATTTAACTCAGGCTCAGGCATTACAGGCAATTGCCCTTGATACCGCAGCGGCAACGGGTAAAGATTTACAAACTGTCAGCATCGCAATTGCAAAGGCCACTACGGGCAATGTCGGCGCACTGAAGAAACTTGGAATTCCTCTTAGTGACAACATTGTAAAGACAAAAGATTTTGCTGGCGCGATGGATGTTCTCAAAGAAGCCTACGGCGGGGCAGCAGGGGAGTTAGCAAAGACTGACCCGTTGACAACGCTCAACCTAGCATTTGGCGAAATCCAAGAGACTTTAGGCTTTGCACTTTTGCCAGTTGTTAAAGAATTTGCCAATTACATCATTACAGATGTTTTGCCAGTTGTTCAATCTTGGATTGATTTGAACCGAGATCAATTGGCTGCTGGCTTGAAAACTGCTGCAGAAAATGCTATTGCACTTGGCAAAGCGGTTTTTGGCTTTGTAGATTTCATTTCACGCAATATGACCACAGTAAAAGTCTTTGCTGGACTTGTTGCCAGTATGTATGTGGCTTCAAAAGTTTATGCCCTTATCACCGCAATTGGCCTTTTAAGTGCTGCATTTACCCGTCAAGCCGTAACCGCCACCGCCGCTGGTACTGCAACCGCTTTTGCAACAGGCGGTGTTTCTGCCATTGCTGCCGCTGCCGCCATTGGTGTATTTGCTGCAACTGCAGGTGGGCTTGGCCTTGCAATGATTAAATCCAGCAAGGATACTACGAAGGCCACAACCGCCTTCAAGGGTATGGGCAACATTTCAATGACCACTGGCAAGCAAATGACAGGGTTAAATAGAGTTGTTAATACAAACACTACTGTTACAAATAACAATGCTGGCGCGGTCAAGAAACTCACCGCTGAACAACTACTTTCACTCAAGGTTCAAAAGCAATTGCAAGATGAGTTTGGAGTTAAGGCAACAACCGAGACTAACCCAATCCAACTCGAAGCTGCACGCCTGAATTTGATTAAGCAACAAAATCTTGCAATTCAGGCCGTTGATGCCTCATACCTTGCATTTATTGAAAAGCAAATGAAGGCAAATGAAAACGCCCAGCGTTATGCCGACATTCTCAAAGTTATCAAAGATGGCAAGATTACAACCGAGGAAATTGACAATCTTGCAAAGGCGTGGGGAATCCCACGCGAGGCAGTCGTTGCTTACATCACCAAAGTTACTGGAATTTCACAAGAGGCATTTCCTGGATTAGACACACCAGGATTGACGGCTGCAGGTGGTTGGATTACCGCTAAGGCAGCCGTTGATGCTTATTACGCCGCTTTGAATCAAGGTAATGCAGGTGGTGGGGTTGGCACCATTGCACCTAGCGGCGGTGGCTTAGATTCATTTATTGGTCCAAACTTAAAAGAATATATGACACCTGTTATTCCAGGCACTATATTGCAACCAAATCTTAGAGAATTTTCATCTAGCTTTGTGCCACAATCTAGTGGCGCTGGGATGGCTTCAGGTGGCGGTGGCACCGTCATTAACAACTACATCACTACCGTTGACCCATCAAAGGCTGGCGATGCAGTAGTGGATGCAATCAATAGCAGCACAAATATCAGAGGCGGCTTTCAGGGAATTGGTGTAAGCCGAGCCGTTACGCTGCTATGACCTGGAACATTGTTGCAAGCGTAACCATTGATGGTGTTGCCTACACCAACGATGCAATCGGTGCGTTAAGCGTTGATTTTGGCCGAAACAATGTGTGGGACCAGCAAAGAGCATCAGTTGCAACAGTGCGCTTGATAGATGTGAACAACACGGGCTTTCCCATTGATATCAATGACCCTGTAGTTATCAAAATTCAAAACGCAACCAACACCGCTGACATTACTATTTTCACAGGCACTGTTAGCCAAGTTGCAGGTTCAATGCGCGTTGCAACCGCCTCAACAGATGTTGCAACTGTAACCGTTACCTCAGTTGGCCCATTTGCCAACCTTTCACGATCACCTGCGGGAACGACTATTTACCCATCAGAGACAGAATCTGCACGAATTCAACGCATTTTGGTTGAAGCTGATGCCAACATTGATGTGATTGATTCAGGCATTTATACGCTTATGGAGCGCCCAGTTAACCCCAATGATGCACTAACGCTAGTGAACCAATATGCAGCGATGGCAACGGGTGCGGTGTATGAAACAACTGTTAATACCATTGGGTATGCCAGCGAACAGCGCAGAAACACCGATGTTACCAACAATGGATATTTTGCCATTGACCCCGTTTACATCAGCGTGAATAACATTCAATCCCAGCGTAATCTTTCAGATGTAATTAACCTCATTAACATCGGTTACAACGGCTCATCTTATACAGGCCAAAGCAACACCTCATCCATTGCTACCTATGGCACCATTGGCGGCACCTATGGCACCGAAATTGCAACTTTGGCTGATGCAACTACCCTTGCTGGTGTATATCTTGGTATGCGTTCATACCCAAAAACCTCAATTTCAGCTTTTGATATTCGCTTAGATAACCCAAACATTAACAACACAACTTTGAACAAAATGCTTAATATGTATTTTGGTATGCCAATCTCCATTACTGGCCTGCCTGTATCTATCACCGACACCGCCTATCAGGGCTTTGTTGAAGGCTGGAATATCTCATTTGATTCAGTAATGGCTAAAATTACAATTCGCAGTACCGATAAAACTTACTCTTACCGATCATCTCGCTGGATGGACACATTGGCCACCCTGCAATGGAACGCGGTAGGGGCTACCCTTACTTGGGCAACTTATGACTAGGAGCAATTAAAATGGCCAGTACCACAAATTTTAACTGGAGTACACCCGATGACACTGCCCTTGTAAAAAATGGTGCTAGTGCTATACGCACTCTTGGTTCATCTGCAGATTCAACAGTTCAAGATCAGTTTATTGCATCAACAATGGGAGCATACTAAATGGCAAATACGGCAAAGGCACTCTTTCGTGGAGCTGCAACGACTACAACAACAACACTTCTTTATACGGTGCCAGCAAGTACCAGCACCATTGTTACCAACATTGTTGTAACCAATACAGGTTCTAGCAGTTACACTTTCACCCTTGCACTTGATGATATTGCAATTCATACGGCTACTGCCATTTCAGCCAATTCAACTGTTTATATTGACTGCAAGCAAGTATTGGCCACAACAAAAACCATTAAAGGTGGGGCATCAAATACTGCCGTCAATTTCCACATTTCAGGGATGGAGATTGCGTAATGGGTGCTTCAACAATTCCAGCCGCTAGCGCTGCTGGACAACAAAGTTTAACGCTGCAACAAACAATCACTTCCACTTCAACCGTAACTATTCCTTCTGGCATTACTCAGGTGTATGTAATTATGGCTGGTGGCGGCGGCGGTGGTGGCGGCAATGCTGCAACAGGTAACGGTTCAGGTGGTGGTGGCGGTGGCGGTATTTTTCAAGGTTGGATACCAGCAAAAACTTCAAT